TATTATGTGGTGCGCTGACAACCCAATTAATCCTCAGGCAATGAACTCAATAAAGAATCTGCCACAAAAACTTAAAGATTTTATTTACGCCTTATCTGAGTTGATAAAAATTAATAATTTAACACCCGGGGACGTGATAAACCATGAACACTGGGGGCATACAACTAACGGTGAGGTTGTAATTCTTGATTATGGACTTACAGAAAAAGTATATGATGATCATTATTCAAAAGCTTCACTTAATAACAAATTTTCATTAAAAAGTTAAGTACTCACGACCTGTTTGATGTCGTAATATACGATCACATTTAGTTTTAATATTTTCTATAAGTTTTCTTAAATCGCTGATGTGATTATCTGAATTACATAGTTTCGCGATGCCGCTTAGCTCCTCACGAATTAAAACAATATATTCTTCATTGGTTAACTTTTCATCATTAAAATTATTCATTAGTAACCTCTTCAACTTCATCAGTCTCTTCATCGTCTTCTTGTTCGTCTGGATTTTCTTGTACAGGTTGTCCATGAATTATTGTGAGTGCTGAATCAATTGCAGCCATCAAAAATGGACTATATGTATTATTTTTTATCATATCGCCAAAATCACTTTTATGAAATTTCTTTTCTAGAATAATTTCACCAGTTTTTTGATCACTAACAACAAGTTCTTTCCATGAACCAGTGCCTGAAACAACAATACTTTTTCCTTCATGAATCACAGCACCATTATCATCACAATGTGATCTAACTTCATCAAATAATTGATCACCTTCAACTATCCCTTTTCCGAAAATAATATCAAATTCACATTTTCGGTGGGGTGGAGCAACTTTGTTTTTCTTTAATGTTACGGTAACATGAATTCCAATGACGTTGCCATCTTTGTCCTTGATTGGATTACCTGACCCAAGTCGTATACGAACAGATGAATGAAAAGGAATTGCATTACCGCCTGGAGATGTGAAGGGATCGCCAAACATTGTTCCTATTTTTTCTCTTAATTGATTAAGACATAGAAACGTTATGTTATTTTGACCTATGACACCAGTAATCTTACGCATGCATTTTGAAATTGTACGTGCTTGTAAACCCATTGAATTGTCTGTGTATTCACCGTCGAGTTCGGCCTTTGGTGAGGTTGCGGCGACAGAATCCCAAATGATAAGAATTGGAACATCTTTACTGATAATTTGTTTTGCTTTTAAAATCGTAGATTCGACGATGCTAAAAACTTCCTCTGTACAATGTGTGTCGCAATATACAAATCGACTTGAAACATTAATTCCCATTTGTTTCAACAAATCAAGTGACGTGGCATTCTCTGTGTCTATATAAACAACCAATCCGCCTAATCCTTGAACGTGTCTCGCCGCGTGGATTGCAAGATGTGACTTTCCCGTAGAGGGAAGACCAGAAATTTCAATAATTCTACCTTCGGGATATCCTCCATTGATTAAGTTTTTAATAGCATAATTTAATTGAATAGAGCCCGTATCAATCCATCTTTTAATTGTTGTTGGTGCTTGTTCAGTTCCAAGATTATAAGCAACCCTTGTTCCAAATTCTTTATTTAGTGCCGAAATTAAATCTGATGTTAATTCATCAACTTCAACTCGATCCTTTTTCTTACTTGTTCCAATGAGTTTTTCTGTTTTTGCCATTCTAATACCTCTTTATCTGTAAATCTAATCAATTTTTTCTTGTTTATTTCAAACCACGTATTTTGTTTTTGATCACGTAAAAATGTCGAATATATAACTTTATCACGAGGATTTTTAAACCACTTGATAAGATCAACATCTCTATCTAACCCATGCCAGTATACACCATCAAATTGAATGCATGTATCAATACTTTTAATATAAAAATCTATATCATTATTATTAATACTATGATGACGTTCAATATCGATTGTTGGGTATAAGTTACTTAAAATATTAAAAAACTCATCTTCTACTTTAGATTGTTTTTTTGAATATGTACCATTCTTCTTTTTTGTTGCGTGCGATTTTCGTGCAATTAAAGAATAATCATATTTTTGTTTAACTAAATCAAGTTGCATATGATGTTTAACACCATTTTTTAAAAAACAATTTTTCTGTTTTTTAATCTTAATTTCTTGTGATTTAGATGCATTATCAACACCATAATGTTTAATAAGTGTCTTTTTTGATTTAATTAAAATATCTTTATGAGATATTGGGCACTTTGAACCAAATTTTTTAATATTTGTTTGTTGTGCTTTTTCTCTAACGCTTGATAATGAAAATGTTGTTGTAACATTAAAATTTTTCATTAATGTTTTATGAGACGCAATATCAATTTTTCCATTTTTCAAATTTGACGTTCGTTGACAATCTTGAGAACAAAAATTTAACTTATTTATTTTTGAACGCATTCTATTAAATTTTTTATTACATTGATCACATATTAATTCAACGTTGGTAATTGTTTTCAACAATTCTTTTTTTCCATGAGCACAAACGCACTGCATTGAACAATACGTTTTTATAGAATTAATAATTCTCTTTTTTTCATAACGTTTATTACATGTATCACATTCATATAATGCAAAACATTTATTAATATAAGATATAAACATAACCTATCATCATCAGCGTATATGTGGTTAATCATATACGTACGCTATCAATTACTCAATAGCGTTTCGATTGTTCAGTCTTTCATTAAATCGCTAAATGCTTCATCAAGAGATTGTTTTTTACTTGATACTTCATCAGACGTTTTCTTTGACTTTTTTGGTTTATCTTCAGAATCACTTGACGTGGAAACTTCTTTTACCAAATCATCAAGAGCGTCAGACTTTGTTTCAGATCCTCCCGCCGAATATGTTCCATTCGAATCCGAAGATTCTGGGCCACCCGTATCCATCCAATTTTTGAGGATCGTTTCGATTTCTTCATATGTTTTCAAACGATACATATCATCAAGATTGGGTACGGCGTCGAGGAGCGCGAGCGCTTGTTTTGGATCATCATGTAACTTTGATGACCTTGGTTTACAATCAACGACCGTATCGTTAAATTGTTTTCCTGGTTGTTTACTAAGAGTAACCTTTAAATCAAATCCCGTTTGTGGATCAAGGATATCACCAAGATCTTCATCAAGAAGAAATCCAAGAAGACGTTGATAAACTATCTTCCCAAATGACCAGACTTGTACACCTTTATCTTCTTGTCCTCGAACAATAAGGGGTGAGTACGATCTACGTTTTGGCATAAGTTTCTTTGCCAATGTTCGATCATCAGGTTTGCCAGAAGCCCACAAACTACGTGATAGTTCATGAATTGGATCGGGTTTCCCAAATTGGTGAGGCGTCAAAATTCCTGAATTTGTACCAATATAGTAAAAGTATTTTTCTAGAAATGGATTATCGGGAGTTGCGTTCTTCCAAGGAAGAAGTCTTACTTTGTGCTCACCTAAATCAGCCTTCCACATTTGTACAGAAGACGTCTTCCTAATTCCACTTAATTCCGCCACTTTGCGACGAATCGCTTCAAGATCAATTGCCATATATTTCCTATTTTCTTTCCTTTTTACAACATTGCAAAAAGATTAACTGTATCATACAGCATTCTTTTTACTTTGTTTAAACTTTATTTACGTTAATGTTTTTTAGTTATTTTTTGATACGGTTTATTATGTTTAATATCATCGTCATCAAGACCAGGGCCACCTAAGGGACCTGTATAACCAGCAATCGCACTAACACCGCTAAATTCATTTATTTCTTCCTCATCAAGTTTTTCCACATCCGTTTTATTATGAAGTTTATCGGCTTCAATAATTAGTTTTATATACCTCATGAGTAACTTGCTCATAATAATAAATATCTTCTACAAGATATAAAAACCATTTAATATATTATAAATTACCTTTTTCTTGCATCGTGGAAATATAATCTGATGTCATTATGATATGTGCTAATTTAGGTTCATGAAGACAATATGGTTTATTTTCCTGTACAACCCAACCATCATTTAATGAAATTGCAAGAAATTCATCAAAACTTAACTTTAGTTCAAAATGTTGACATAAAAAAACACTTCGATGATTAACTGTCATAAATTTAATGTCTTTATTTACAGAATATAATTCGCCCTGTTTTTCTTTGCGCCATGTTTCAGCGTCAACATAATATTCATCATCGACATCACCAATTTTTCCAAGATCATGAAAAAGTGAACTAATGATAAGCGAATCTTTGGGAATTTCCCACTCATATGCTTTCAATAATTTCATTGCATTTGTTAAAACTCGCAAAGAATGATCTACTAAACCACCTGGGAAAGAATTATGATAATCTTTTTTACTTGATGCTGGACATAAAGCCAAGCGGGTATCAAAATGATCTACAATAGATAATGCGCTCTTTGAACGATCCCCTAATTTCTCACATAATGATCTAAATTTATTAAAATTATTTTCTATTTCTTCCGGTGTTAGCATAATTTTATTATATTTAATATAAGTTTATTGTTCATATATTTAAGTAAATGAGATCTTCTTCACTTCTTCAGGAATATATTAAAAGAATTCTTTCTGAGAAAAAGTCAGATGATCTTAAAGTCAAGTTTCCAAACTTATCAAGTGAAATTGATGAATTAGAGAATACAGTTCATCCAAAGTATCTTGAGTGGTGTGTTAAACAACTAACACAGAATTTTAGTATTAATGATTTAATCCCCACGATTAAATTCTATGACAAGAATTCCTCAAAATTTCAGTCAAAAGACATTAATGCTTATA